TTCTTCCTGCGACTGACATTGGTTGACAGGGGAATCCTCCCACAATGACATCTGCGTCTCCTTCTTTTCCTTTGACATTTTTTATATCCTCCTCGATTGGTATGTTAGGAAAGTTTTTTCTTAAAACTTTCTGACAGTATTTATCTTTCTCAACAAATTTTACTGTCTCAAAAAAACCTGTTGATTCTAAACCTAATGCAAAGCCACCTATACCTGCAAAAAGATCTAATACTTTCACGAATAATCTCTCTCTAATATCATTTCAAGATAGTGAATAGCTTTTTGAATATCTTTTTCTTTTCCTTTAGACTGGTGCCTGCAAATATATTTTATAGCGTTACCCTCCGCAAATAATAATTTGTTTTCATTAATAAACTCTGCAGGTTGAATCTTCATCTTTGAGTAATGATTTCCACCTATTTGTTTTTCTAGTGAACCATAAGCGCTAGACTTAAACATATCCTTATGTGTCATAAATTATAACCATACCTTTCTATTTTTGCTCTCATCAAGTATAAATTTTTTCTGCTACGTGTAACTCCAACATACCAGACTCTATGTTCTTCATCTCTTTTTCTAACATTTTTTAACACAGATTCTCTTATTTTTCTAGCATTATCTAGCACAAGTAGAACATTATCAGACTCACCACCCTTTGCTGCGTGTATTGTAGATATCTTAACTCTAGGTGATTCTAATAACTTTTCTTTGTTTGATAGTAATAATCTAATGTAATTTTTATCTTCAAGATTAGCTTTATCAAAAGCTTCAAACCAAGGGACTAACTCATTCCAATTATCGTCCGACATATAATCTTCCACATCATCAATTTCTTTTTGATTTAATTCTTGACCCTCTGTCCATCTAGAATAATAGACAGCTGCCTTATGTAGTTTAGTGTTTAAACTTTTAAAAAATTTACTCTCAAAAAATATACCTCTTTGTTTTAATTCTTTTGCTATTTGCACAGACTTAGATCTAGTTCTAGTTAGTATTAACCAGTTATCTTTCATAAGATCTACATTGTCTAAGTTATTAATTTTTTCACACAATCCATCTTCCTCCCTTGGATAATATGTTTTATCTGCTCTTAATCCCTCTATCCTATTTACAATTATGTTTGATATGTCTTGAACTTTTCTTGGAACTCTTCTTGATTTTTTTAATACTACTTCTGTGGCAGGTTCTTTTATAAATCTATCTACATCTGCTCCTGCCCATGCGTATATGGCTTGATCATCATCTCCTGCAAGATACATATCTTTGGTATTAGATTTTAATATGTCGTACATCATCCATTGTATCGGAGATAGATCCTGAGCTTCATCAATAAATACAACATCAAAGGTTGGACATAGGTGTGATTTGTTTACAAACTGGTGTATCATATCACTATAATCCACTAAAGTATTAGATTTTTTATACTCAAAATAATTAGCTGCTACGTGTTTTAATATGTTAGGATTTATGTCCTTACTATAATCTCCAGTACAATATTCATCCCAAACTTTTATATTTTTTTCTCTAGATTTTAAAATAATTTGAAAGTATTCATTATCACAAGTCATATATGGTGAAGTATCAAAGTCACCTTTTGTTTTAACACTTATACTTAATTCTTTTCCAAGGTTATCATAATGATAATCTTGCATAACATTTTCTTCCTTTAATCCTAGTGTATGAAAAGCTAATGAATGTAATGTTTGAAAATGTTTTAAATCTTTTTTATTAAAATCTTTATTTTTATTAAGCATTCTTTCCTTTGCTGTGTATGCTGCCTTTTTAGTAAAAGCAAAGTAACCTATCTTTTTTAGAGGAGTTCCTATTCTTATGTATGCTAATGCTCTACGAATTAATTTTTCAGTTTTACCCGTACCAGGTGGTCCGTAAAATTTTTTTATCACAGTATTTGATCCTTTTCTTTTCTATCCAATATCTCTACGTCTTCTTCTTCTCTTGGAAAAAATGACAAAGGAATTTTTATACAACGAATAGGGTTATGAGATTTTTTATCTGTATCTTTTTTAGGATACCTTTTTAAATATCCTAATTCAGATTTAAATTCTTCAATTAACATTCTACCAGTTTTTTCATATTTCATTTTCCATTCTTTATTTTTTAAATAATTAAAAAATACTTCCATAGTAAAATACGCAAAGCCTTCTTCTTTTAATACTGACCCACTACTAAATGATGCAGCACTTACTGCAGGAACTCCGTGTATGTGTTCATCTAAATATTTTTGTAGTAATTCTTTTGGCGACGTACCTGCAGGAGGTGGTTGCACTGTTTCTGTTTCTTTTAATTTTTCTATAATAGATTGAAACTCATCTTGTTTTATTCTAGGTGGTGCTATTGGTGTATGTGATGCAATTAATCTTCTACATTTTTCCATATCCATTAGATAGTTTACATCTCTAGCTAATACTTGTTTACTCTTTTCACCATCTTGTTTATCATTAAAATGAACTGTGAATCTAAACTCAGGTTCAGGTATGTAGTCTATTCTAATCAAAGCTGATAATTGCGGAAATTTTTTTTGTTTATCTGACATATAACCAAATTGTCTTTTGGCACACTCTGATTTAATACAAAAATTTCTAATTGGATCTTGGTCACAAAGATGTCCTGCTGTTGGTTTACGCCAAGACTTAATTTTATCTAATACTTTTCTATCTCCCCACTCCTCATCATATAAAATATATTTTCTTGCACCATCTAATACTCTTTTTTCCCAAAGATCTGGGTATTTCTTTTTACAGAAAACCATATAATTAAATAAAAATCTATCTCTTTCATCTGGTAATTTATTACTATCATCAATTGTTTTTGATATCGCTTGTAGACATGGCGGTCCATCATTAAATTCTTCTGCACCTCCTTGCAATATTTTACTTATATGATCATCAATAAATTCATTTAATTCTTTTTCACTTTTTAAATTAGCTTCAACAACTTGTATGTATTGATCAAAATTAAACTCTGTGCCATCTAAATTTAATGCGACTCGTTCTACTTTATTATAATATGGTAAGTTAATAAAATTACCATTTGTAAAACTACCATCTGATCCTGTTCCAAGTTCCGTTTGTTTTGGATATATTTCTGTTGTTGGATCTAACTCTAATGTATATAATAGTTTGTCCAAAAAATTTCTTAAAAAACTAGCTTTGACTTTTTCTTTTGTGTGTATGTATAAATGTAATCCACCACTTTTAGATTTAACTGGTATAACAGGTATATTATTTTTTTGAATTATTTCTAAATATTTTCTTGGACTAAAATTTTGATATGCTTTTGAATCTATATCTATTGCACCAAAACTAACCATGCCACTGTCATCACAGGGTTGTATGCCAATAGATTTCTCTCCCTTGAGATGTTGGAGATAATCTAAATTAGTTAATGGTTTACCTGCCCAACCGTGTTTTACTTTAAACTTTCCTGTAGTTGAGTCTTTGTAACCGTTAGTAATTTCTGCGTATCCATAATCTCTTTTTAATCCATCAAATATTTTAACAAACTTTTGTTCCATGCGAATATTTTGTGGGCGTTTTCACTCTCGCATCCACGCCCACAACCTAGGATTCTAGTAATGACTTGCTTCACTCGTTTGAGTTTCTTCACCATGTTTTACTTGAACATCTCCTTTAGAGATACTTTCTGCAAAACTTTTAGCTTGATGGCAATCAATGCAGTTGTAGGAACATTTCCTGCAACCAGTATGAAGTGTTGAGCAGTTTTTTCAATATAGTTACCGTTTGATAACCTATCTTTGTAATCTGCCCCTCTAGTTGTTTTAGTCATGATGTCTGAAGATGACGGATAAATATTTACCGGTGCTCCCGATCCGTCTTTACCTCTATCTCTCCATTCAACATACTCCAACTTGTAGTGACAAGGTATGACAATCACACCTTTTTCACCATCGAAAAGGTCACCTGTTACTGAATTATATATCATTCCAGGTGCTGCCCCTTCTACATACTTGCCATCTCTCTTATTTACTTCTGGAGAGAGCTGACCAAGTATTTTTAGAAATGGTAATGCTAAATCATCTTGAGTTAGATTACCCATCCCCATGTTTGCGTCTTGTTCAAAGTTGCTCACCGCCAATGACCCATTCGCCTTCTTTATTGGTTCTTTGCTCATCGCTATTTACTCCTCGTTATTTTAGTTCGGTTTCCTGCGAACACGTTAAATAGTTCCGTGGGCATCTCTTGTCCAGCTTCAAGACGCTCACGGACTAAAGC